GGCGACCTCGACGCGCTGCGCTCCCGCACGGCCCTGGTGTTCGACGTGGCCCTGTCCCTGCTCCATGCCACGCTGTACGCGGCCGCTGAGCTGGATGACGGGACGGTGCGGGTGGACGTGGTTCAGGCCTGGGAGGGTCCGGGGTGTGCTGACCGGGCGGCCCGGGTGCTGCCCGCTCTGGTGGCCCGGACCGGCGCCCGCGCGTTCGGGTGGCTTCCGTCCGGGCCGGCGGCCGCGGTCGGCGCCAAGCTGGCGGGCCGGCCGGACCGGGCGTGGCCGCCGCGCGGGGTCAAGGTGTCTGAACTGCGGGGGGAGGTGACCCAGGTGTGTATGGGGTTCTCGGCCCTGGTCGCCGCGAAACGGCTCCTGCATGGCGATGACCCGCTGCTGAATGACAACGTCGAGAACGTGGAGAAGGCCCCGCGCGGTGACGGGTGGGTGTTTTCGAGGCGGGGTGACGGCGACGCTGATGCGGTCTACTCGGCGGCTGGCGCGGCGCACCTGGCGCGCACCATGCCGAAGTCGGTCGGCGCGCCGCGCGTGATCCTGCCGAAGCGGCGGTAACCAGACGGCGTCTGTCAGCTATCCTCCTGGTCATGAGGCTGGGGCAGATGTTGCGGCGCTGGTTCGGCATGTCCCCGCAGCCTATTCAGCAGCGCCGTTTCGCTCAGATCCAGCAACTGGTGTCGTGGCGGGAGTCGAAACTCGCCGGCATCGACCGGAAGACGGCGCTGTCGATCCCCGCGGTTCTCAAGGGCCGCAACCTCATCTGCTCCCTGGCCACGCTGCCCCTGGTCGCGAAGGACGGCGCCAACCGTGCCGTCTCGGTGCAGCTGCTGAAGCAGCACGATCCGAACGTCCCGAACGTGGTGAGCCGGTCCCAGGTGCTCGAAGATCTGCTGTTCGACGCCGTGAGCTGGTGGCGGGTGACCGGGTTCGATGAGTTCGGTCTGCCGTCCCAGGTGAACCGGTACGCGCCCGGTGACGTGTCATTTGACCCGCCGGTGGCCTACCAGCGGGGCTATCTGCCGTCGGACCTGCCGACCGAGGGCGTGGTCTGGATGGAAGGGCACCCGGTGCCGTTCGACCAGGTGATCCGCTTCGATTCGCCCAACCCTGGCATCCTCGACGTGGGGTACCGGGCGATCGCGCGGGCCCTCGCGCTGGACGACGTTGCCGACCTGCTCTCCACGAATCCGAAGATGCGCGGCTACTTCTCGCCGACGGACGGGGTTGACCCGGCCGACGACGAGGCGGTCGAGAAGATCTTGGATGACTGGCAGGATGCGCGGGCCAAGCGCATTGACGGGTACGTGCCGGCGGCGCTTCAGTACAACGTGATCCAGGATCCGACCCCGTCGGAAATGCAGCTGATCGAGATGCAGCGCCGGAATGACCTGAATCTGGCCAACATGATCGGTGTCGATCCGGAAGACCTGGGGGTTTCCACGACCTCCCGTACTTATCAGAACGCTGTGGACCGGCGGCAGGACCGGATCAACACGGTGTTCGCCCCGTACATGGACGCTATGACGGACCGGCTCAACATGCCGGACGTGGCCCGGCCTGGGCTGACGGTCATGTTTGACCTGGCCAGCTACCTGCGTGCCGACCCCCGCACCCGGGCCGAAGTCGCGAAGATCGAATGGGAGATGGGTGCGCTGACTGCCGCCGAGTACCGGCAGGACGAGGGCCGGATCCCGCTGACTCCTGGTGAGGCGCTGCCCCCCGTTCAGGCGCCTCGCCAGGTCCCCTCTGTTCTCGGCGCCCAGGAGTCCATCGATGCGTAGGGTGTTGCAGTTCGACGGGCTGACCGCGGCCACCTTCTCTGTGGACCAGGACCGGCGCACCATGCGCGGCGTCCTCATCCCGTGGAACAAGATCGGCCGCCACGCGAACGGTGACACGTGGCGCTTCACGGCCAACTCGGTCGTCTACGGTCACGCGAAGTACCTGCGGCTGAACGACGAACACGTGGCGTCGATGAAGCTGGGCCGGGCGGTCGCCGCGGAGTCCACCGATGAGGGCCTGGTCGTCACGTTCAAGCTCTTTGACGGGCCGGCTGGTGACAAGGCGCTCGCCGCCGCCCTAGCTGGCGAGAAGACCGGCCTGTCGGCTGAAGTCGATATTGACACGGCGGACACTCAGCCCGACCCGGAACATCCGGGCGGCACCCTGGTCAGCATGGCCAACCTGACCGGGGGAGCGTTCACCGCGCGCCCGGCCTTCACAGACGCGCAGCTGATCTCAGTTGCCGCTAACCGAAATGGAGCCAGCATGGAGTGCACCTCGTGCGGCCTGGTTCACGCTGACGGTGTCACCGAATGCGTGACTCCGCCGCCGGAGCAGGTCGTTCCCGCCACCGTCCCCGTGACCCTGAGTGCGGAGCAGTTCTCTGCCCTGATGGCCGCGGCCGCCCCGGCGCCGGTCTCGCGCCCGGTCGTCGATCCGACCGGCACCCGCACGGCGCCGGCTCAGGTGACGGAGGCGCTGCCGTACCAGTTCTCCCGTTCGGACGCCCTGGGGCAGGTGAAGTACAGCTTCTCGGGCGCGACGGAGCATGACTTCTCCCGCGACCTCATGTCGGTAATCACGGCGACGATGGAGCGGCGCGACCCGGGCGCGGCTCGTGATCGCCTGGACGGGTTCATCCGGCAGACGTTCGCCGACGTGGAGATCGCGGACGTGCCCGGCACCCGCGTTCCTCAGGTGCGCCCGGACATGTGGGTGCCGCAGCGCGACTACGCCACCCCGCTGTGGGACCTGGTCGGGCGTGGCCCGATCGACGGCATGCCGTTCTACGTCCCGAAGTTCACGTCGGCGGCCGGCCTCGTGGGCCCGGCCACGGAGAAGGTCGAGCCGGCGGCCGGTTCGTTCGTCGACGAGTTGCAGACCATCACCCCCGGGCAGCTCTGGGGAAAGGTCGAGATCACCCGGCAGCTGTGGCGTACGCAGGGCACCCCGGCGCTGTCGGGCATCCTGTGGGAGCAGATGCTGCGCGAGTTCTACGAGGATCGGGAAGCGGCGATCGCCACGTTCCTGAACACGCTGACCGCGGCCACGGACATCACGTTGACCGCGGGCGCCGCGGACAACGATGCGAAGCAGGCCCGTACGGATCAACTCGAAGCGGCCCTGATCGGGCTGAACTTCGTGCGGGGCGGCAACCGGTTCACCGGCGCTGCCGCGCAGCAGGATCTTTTCACCATGATCGGGACGACGAAGGACGACGCTGGCCGTCCCATGTTCCCGATGATCAACCCCCAGAATGCGAACGGCGTCACGGCGTCGCGCTACCGGACGATCGAGTTCGGCGGCACCACGTTCGTTCCGTCGTACGCCCTCGGCGCCGGCGGCGCCAGCACGCCGCAAAACAGCTGGCTGTTCGACCCGTCCGTCGTGATGTCGTGGGCGGGCGCCCCGGAGCGGCTGTTCTGGGACTTCGGCGCCACGGTGCAGACCGCGAACATCCCGCAACTGTCGTTCGTGACGGTCGGGCTGTACGCGGACTACGCGAACGCCAACACCGACATCAGCGGCGTCCGGCAGATCATCTGGGATCCGGTGGCGTAAATGGCCAAGATCGCGGAAGGGCGGCGTGCCCTGGCGCGCGTCGCCGAGCTGGAGCGGGAAAACGAGCAGCTGCGCGACACGATCGCGGACTTGAACATCGACCTGGTCGAGTCGCGCGCCGATGTTTCACGTGAAACCGAGGGCGATGTTTCACGTGAAACGGCGTCGGCCAAGAAGGCGGCCACGCCCGCCCGGAAGCGATAGGCGGTCGCCGTGGGGGTGCAAGTAGCGGGCGACGGTTTGAATCTGTCGGTCGGCGGGATGTGGCTGCTGTCCATCACGGTGACCGACGGCTACGGCGTGCCCGCCGACATCACTCCCACGGTGACCCTGGTCCCGCCGTCGGGCGTGGACGTAGACGTGCCGGTGACCGAAGTCGCCGGCGGGTGGGTCGCGGAGTATCTGACCCTGGCCCCGGGCGTGCACCTGGCGATGGTGGACGCGAGCGCGTTCGGCATGGCGGGCGTGTCGGCCAACGTGCTGGCCCTCGCCGCGGCCGCGGACCGCCCGGACCGGGCAGCGCTCGACGCCTACCTGGGCGAGCACTCGGCCACCGACGGCGAGCTTGACGACGCCCTGGCCGCCGAGACTCAAGCCCAGTGGGACGTGTGCCGTGTGCCCGCCGCCTACCCCGCGAGTCTCCGTCAAGCGCTGCTCCGCCGGTGCGCCCGGAACCTCGCCCTGCGCGGTCTGCCACTGGCCGTGCTGCGCGGTGACGGCGAGTCCGGAGATACGGTGCTGCCGGGCAACGATCCGGAGGTCCGGCGTTTCGAACGTCCGTGGCGTCGGCTGAAGGTGGGCTGACGTGAGCCTGTCGGGTGACCGCGCCGAACTGGCCGAACTGTTGGACGGCGTCGACGACATGACCGGGTTCTCGTATCGGTCGAAGCTGATGCGAACGGGTGACGCGTGGCCGCTGATCCGGCAGCTCGATGCGGAGATGGCCGGGGCGTTCCAGGCCACCTGGACGATCGTGGTGGTGCTGCCGGCGGGCGAAATCGAGGCGTCCAAATGGTTCGACGCCCATCATGAGACGATCACTGATGGGCTGATGGACGGCGGTTTCGGTGTTGACCGCATCGAACCAGCCGTGATCGACACCGATGCGGGCGACCGCGATTGCATGCTGTTCACCGTCCGAAGGGAGGCGTAATGGGCTACGCCCGCGCCATGGTTTTCCGTAACCCCACCGTGACCATCGACGAGGTGGCCTACACCAACCAGGTGTCGAAGGCCCGGCTCGTGCCCGACACTCCCACCCAGGTCATGCGCACGTTCGGCGGTGTCGACAAGGACCGTGACAGCACCTCGTGGACCCTCGAACTGGCCGGGCACCAGGACCGTGGAACCGGCGGGCTGGCCGACGCCCTCGACGACGCGGCCGCCGCCGGTGAGCCGATCGAAATCGAAATCCAGGCGCGGGCCGGCGCGGGCCAAGACACGGCCACCGTGTCGTTCATCCCGGTGCCCGTCGAGTTCGGCGGCGAGTCCGGTGAGTGGAAGGCCTTCGATCAGACCTTTGAGGTCGTCGACCAGCCTGTCTTCGCCCAGAGCGTTTAGGCTCCACGCATGTTCGATTTCACGATCTCCCCCGACGAGGGCGACCCGTACAAAGTCACCGCGACCACCCGCGATATCGCCAGGTGGGAGAAGACGACCAAGGGCGCGTCGCTGCGGCAACTCGAAACGGAGTACCGGGCGACCGACCTCTACGCGATCGCCTACCACGCCGCCATCCGGACCGGCCTGTTCGAGGGCACGTTGAGGGAGTTCCAGGACGGCGCGGACCTGAAGATGCACGACGATGGCGAGGATGAGGGCGAGGACCCTACCCAGCCGGCAGCGTGACGCGCGGGGACGTTGAGCTGGCGGTGTCCCTGGGCCTCCCCTACCCGGTGGTCGCAGAGTTCGACGACCGGATCAAGACGACGTACTGGGTGGTGCTCGAAGCGGCGGCAGACAAACAGAGGGGCGGCGGCGGTGGCTAAGACGGACCTGCTGATCCGGGTGCGCATCG